CATGAGCGATAATGGCCATGACTGTTTTTGTGGGCCATTTTGCGGCAATCCACACACCCCAAACATGGTTATTGAGAAACGTCGTAACGCCAAATCCAAAGCCTTCATGTGTCGCCAGAGCCACTTCATTCCAGAGGACATGCGTTTTTACTCCCTTCAAAGCATCCGAATCACGCTTGCACCAACGGATGAATTTTTGAACCCGTTTTTTCTTGGAGATCATCAACTCACCAACCTTTCAACCACATCAATCGCCCGCGCAAGATTGTTTTCCACTTCGGAAATATCAATATTGCACAGCAGATCATAAAGACGCTTCAAATTCTCCTGCATACCGACGTGCGCATCCCGCTCCAGGAGGACGGATTCGATAAACCGGCCCACTTCATCGCCGCAGCGTTCCCGGACGAACCGGGCCAATTGCTGGCCTGTCAAAAATGTTTCGCCGGATTCCGTTACCAGAGGATAATCATATTCCGTTTGCGTGCTCATTTTCCGCTTTTTCCTTCCCTTCTCTATATCCAGTTTTGAACCCCAAATCCATGATGCGGCGCATCATATCATTGCCGCATTCATAGGTAGTAAACAGATTTCCGCACCGATTACATTCCCGCCGCCTGCGGATGCCATCGGCAAAAGGACGCGTATCTGTAATAACAGATTTGTTATAACCGCAGAACGGGCACTGTAAGCCAGTCAATACCCATCAACCGCCTTTCATGCCCGATCAGAACGGCAAATCGGCGGATTCCACGGTGATGAACCCATCTGGCATTTCGGGCATGGAATCCAGGTAGGGGGTCTGTTCGCGGGGTTCCACAAGCGGTTCCTCGGACAGGTTCATGGTAAATTCCGCCTGATCGCCAAACTCCACATCATCGGCATAGGCGTGGATTTTCGCGTGGGGCTGCCTGTCCCTGCCGATATACGCCTTTGCCTGGATATGGCTGACCTTGACCACCACCCTGCGGCCTTTTTTGAGATACTTGATGCATGCTTCCGCCGTTGGGCCAAAGGCGGCAACGGTGATAAACTCGGTAATGGTTTTGCTCATGCCCTGGATTTTGCGGTTTTCCGCCACATCGAAATTGCAGACGGCTTTTCCGCTCTTATCCATGCGGGATTTGATGTCGCTGGTGATGACGCCGCTCAACGTGCCGTTAAACACTTTCCCTCTCCCCTTCCACAGACGAAGTTTCCGCCAATTCATACCGGGCAAAATGCACAGGATCGCCAAAGCGATTTTTGGCGCAGACCTCATGCTTGATGATGGGATAGCCCAGTTTTTTCAGATCATAGATGCGTGCTCCAAGGCGCATGATTCCGTATTCATCCATCGCCTCTTTCGCGGAGATGGAGCCGTAAATTTGCATGTGGCGGAGAACCATATCGGATTGCGTCATTGAATGCCCCTTTCCTGCATATATTTCTGAATGAGTTCCTGATATTCCCTGGCTTTATCGCTCATTTCATAGGACTTGCAGCGATTATACTCCTGACGGCCTTCATATTTCGTCATAACGCTGTGCCAGGATAGCGCGATAGACTTTTCCGTGCATACGCCTTTATCATTGCAGAATTTACAATCGGACGCGGCACAATAGATTTTAGTAGCCGTTTGAATCACACTCCCCGTTCCATGTTGGCACTGACCAGCACATCCGTAATAAATTCCTCCGGGATATAGATACCGGCCTGAATGCAGACGGTGTACTGGACTTTGGCGATGGTTTTGATACTGGAACCCTGCTGCTTCATGGTCTGGGTAAGCCCTTTCAGAAGGTTCGCCCCCCCGCCGTGGGACTGGGGCAGTTTGCCCTGGCGCTTCAATTCGCCCGTTTTAAGATTCAGCAGGTCGTTGGTCTGCTCCATAAATTTGTTCCTCCTGTATGCGAAATCTTCCAAGAATGTATTGAACAGCACGGAGAATTTGCCCGTCTGCCGCATGGCGGTTTCCAGATCACCGTACTTCTGTTTGATGTAAGCGTCACGCAGTTTTTCACCGTGAACGAAGTACAGAAAAGCATCACGGATTACATCTTCCAGGCGCGAACGGGATACGCGCATGACCAACGGGCCGTCCCAGACGTAATACTTATCATCCCATTTGAAGAAGTTTTCAAACTCATTCTTGGGTTTAGGCCAGCCGCCTTTCAGGCGTACCAACTGGGTATGCTTGTCGATTACTTCCTGACACGCACGCTCAAATACGCCACGGCATTGTTCTTCAAGCATGGAAATAACCTTCTTTCAGGATGCGTCTGCGTTCCTGTTCCTTCTTGCGCTTCATGCGGCGGATGTAGCGGGAATAGCAATTGTAGTTTTTGAAGCCGAGCAGAACCGCTTTGTTTTCATTGGATATTTTACAATGCGCCGTAAATTCAAAATTTCCATTCAGCAAATCCTTGTATTCCCGCGAAAATTCGTTGATTGCGTCCGAACAAGTAATCGCTGCTTCCTTGATTCCCTCAAAGGCTTTCCACACTTTGCCGTCCGCCGATGAAATGTAAATCGTTCCGCCGGTCATGTCATTTCTTGTGGGCATTTCTCACACACCTCCTTTACCCCAACGGCGGCGGTCTTTTGATCCGCGCTTCTTTGATTGGTTTAAGCCCCTTTCCGCTGCGTATATCTTCCATCACATCTTCGGACAGGCTGCAAGGCTTTCCGATGGTGATTTCCCGTATGTCAGCCAATCCATCCAGAAGATGCTTGCCATACTCATTCGCCAAGATATAACTCAGCGCATCGAAAGCAAGATTTCCATGGCATTTTCCTGTTTCATCTTTGGAATAGGGGCATTCCTTGCACCCGTGCTTTCCTCTGAGCGTTTTTCCGATATGGCACAAAAGACCTGAAATCAGTTTGCTTTCGCCGTCCATTATTTCTCCTTTTCAAACGTACACTTCGGCATCGGTTCATCCACACCGCCAGCGTTCCATGGCGGGTAACTGTCCACGCCGGTTCCAGACGGGTTCTCCGCTTCGTGGAGGGCATAGCGCGTGACCTGATAGAGATTATAAAGGCGATACCATTGCTCGTCTTTCTTCACGTCATCCAAGGTGGGAAACAGTTCTTGAAACGCCTGCCGGAGCAGCGGTTCCGCCCGATCCCGGCGGCGGCACCATTCATCCACGGATAAGCCGTCGCCCCAATTGAGCGCCCCACGGGGTATTTCCTCCGGCTGGTTGATTTTGATGCGCATGAGCAGTTCCACGGCCCCGCATACGGCGCGAAGCTGGGAACTGGTGAGGGTGAGGGTGTAGGTGAAATCATTCTGCATGTCAACTCACCTTCTTTACATTTGATTTGTTTTTCTGCTGCTCTTGAATCGTAATCCATCGGCAATTATCCGGGCTGTATTCCCTGTTGAAATCTATTCTGTCGATAGTAAGCCCCGACTTGTATCCGTTTTCAAAAGCCCACTTTCTAAAAGTGGCGTAATCGTTCCATGCTTCACATACAGTCACGCCTTTTGCGCCATACCATTTATAGTCATGCTGTTTGGGATTATAGCATCTTTGCCTCATGGTTTTCCAAACCATATATAACGGTTCCTTTGAATATCCATGTGACGTGTTCCTTGCCTTGCACAATTCGGAGGACTGGTTTGTGTGCATACACCCGCAACTTCTGGTGTTGCCGCCATTCAAACAATGGGAAGATGTAATAATTGTTCCTCCACAATCGCAATCACAAATCCAGTAACTTGTGCCGAATGAACCGTAATACTCTCTCACGGTAAGTTTCCCATATCTATTCCCACGAATGTCTTTTACATGCCCAGATATGGGTTTTTGCACGACTTTCCACAGTTCCTTGCGAATGGCAATCACTTCCTTCCCTTATAATCCCTGAAATCAGGTCGATTCTCATGGTTTCTCCGGCTTCTCTTTCGTTACCCACATCATCACTTCCACAGGCTCATACAATTCTATTTCACATTCTTTGTCGAACGGATATTTCCCGCAATACGGGCAGCGTATTCCTTCCTTCCGTTCCTCTTCTGTTAGGTCATAGTCCGTCCAATTCGGCGTTGTTGTAAAGGACACGCAACCGGAAACAGGTTCATACGTTACAGGTATCGAATGGTCTGAATCTGTCCCATCGTAGTTGAAAACGCTGGTATTGATATGGTCTATCTTTTTCCCGCAGCATTCACATATCGGATATTCCGGTTCGCCCTGGGAAATAAGCGCATTTAGCGCAATTTGTTCCGCTTCCGCGCATTTATCGGACAGTGCGAAACTTTCATGCCTTGAAACAAACCATTCAATCGCTTCTCTGTATGTCACGCTTCATCCTCCGCCGGTTCCGGCATTTCCATCCAGTGGGTGATCGTCCAGCCGTTCCCCACTTCATTGTTGGTTGAGCCGTCCCGCATCATTTTCGTTACGTCGTAGGTATACCACTTGAAATCACCGTAGCCCTGGAAGGCGATAAACACGGCGTTCTGATTAAAACGGTTTACGGCGGTAACGAGAACGGGAGAGCCTGCGGCATCGGGAAGGCGGGAAGAAACGGGAATCCATTCCTTTTCTGCTGAATCAGGAGCCATTGTAAAAATCCCGACAGGCCCTTCATACTCAATTTTTATCGGTTTCGATAGGTTAATGACTTCCACCTCATACCCCGCATCCTCCAAATCCTGCTCCACGCAGGCGCGAACTGTTTCCGGGGTGGCTTCTGGGTCGTAAAATTCAGCGGTGACTTTGAGATAGGCGGTGACGCGGTTAGTTTTTTCCATCCATTCTCACCTCATTGCCTTCATCGTCCAGTTCTGTGTTGGAATACCCGCATACGCCCATAAATTTAAGGCAGCAATCCAGTTCGTCGATCAGGTATTTGGCTCTGCTCCATTGGCTGTCACTCAAAAACTGATGGAACGAAATAACGGGAATACCCTGGAAGCCTTTGCTTTCAGCCATTTTTCTTATGCAATCTGCATGTTTCTGCGTCGGTTCGACAAGAATATAACCATGCTCTTTCGCCAGTTTCAGGAGGAAAGTGGTTTTCCCGGCACCACGGGGCTTGATGATTCTGACCATATCACTCATCAATTTCCCACCACCACTTCAATCACTTGCACCCACTTGTCATCGTACTGGGCGGCGATGTTCTTCACAGCTTCGTCAAATTCGCTGTCGCTCATGTTCTTATATTCATCTTCGTAGCGGATGGCATCGGCAATGGTTTCCTCAAAATCATCATGGTCGGTGAAGGTGGTATCCTTATCGTAGGGCGTTACTTCGTTCAGGATTTCCCCGATGCCGACCTGAACGCTTCCGCAGTACATGAGGCTGTAATCGCCCATGTTGGCATCCTCGTTCGCAAGGAACACAATCGGGAGATCGGGATGCTCGTTCAGGATTTTGCGGAATTTCTCGTTGGCGAAAAGGTCTACTCGCTGCATGTGCGTTCCTCCTATTTCAGAATCAGGAATTTCAGCCACACCGGTATATCGGATTCAACAACGGTTTTTGTAATGACAACCCACACAACGACGGCCAGGGCGATGACTGCGGCGACGGCGGCATACAAGAGAAGATAGGCGTGTTTTTTCATTCTTCCATCCCTCCGAACAAGTTTTCCTGCGTATCCTCCGCGACGGACTTCACGTTGGCGACGGCCTGCCGGTAATAGGATTCTTTCAGTTCGATGCCCACCGCCTTGCGGCCCATTTTCACAGCCATGTACGCTTCCGAACCGATGCCCATGAAGGGGGTCAGAATCGTATCGCCAGGATTGCTCCAAAGTTCGATTCCGCGCTGGATTACGGTAAGTTGAAGGGGACAAATGTGGCGTTCGTCCTGTTCTTCCCTCGCGCTGGCGTATTGCATGGTGTCGCTTGGGTTGATGTCCGTCCAGATGGGGTCGGCATAGTGCTGCCACATCGAAACCGGGAATGTTTCGTTCGTGTGCGTAATCGGTTCTGGATTGTCACCCGGCTTTCTCATAGTCACAAGATAATCTGCCAACCCCTGCCTGCTCATGGCGCTGTCCTTTTTGATCTGCTTGTGAAGAAGCCCTAATGCCTTTGTTCTCTGCATTTGTGTGACAGGATTTTTGTAGATGCACACTTCCGAATGATAGATGAAGTTGTTCTCCCATCCTCCGGCAAACAATTCCTGAAAGAACTGAATTAGCTGACCGCGAAAATCAACAATGCCGATAACGCCGTCTTTTTCTTTGCTGGTCGGAAGATTCATGCAATGGAAACTCATCAGGCGACCTGGCATCAATACCCTATAAAGTTCCCTGGCGATATAACCAAACTGCTCATAGAACTCATTATAGGATCGGCAATTTCCAAGATCACGGTCACTGTTTGAATAGCAATATAACTGGGAAAAGGGGGGAGAAAAGATGATATAATGCACGGAATTATCCGGTATCCCTTTGAGGATTTCAGCAGAATCTCCGTTATACAGAGCGAATTTACCGCTTATTTCCTGATCCTTTGCAACAATGTTTGTCATAACCGTTTCCACGTATACCCTCCTGCCGACTTAATCTTTCCATTGCAACACCGTGATATTGAACCTGCTTTTATCCCAATTTTCCTCTCGCATTCCATCATTGATACCCAAGCCTTTATTGGCGTTCCATCTTTTAAGCATTGAATCACAGGGGTTGATTGCTTATCTGAAATTGATTTCCAATCCTGATGCTTTACCCGCCTTTCAATCGCCGTACCATAGTTGGAATTGTACTTGTGAGTACACCATTCCAGATTGTCAACGTGATTGTTTTCAGGATTCTCGTCTTTGTGATTCACACATGGAAGATTTTTAGGATTCGGAATAAATGCTTGCGCGACAAGTCGATGAATGCTTATCTCTTTATGCCTTTTCCTGTCCCCGGCGTAAAGCGTTACACGCCTGTATCCACGATCAATTTTTCCTTTCAGCATCATCCCTTCCAGTTTCGTGCTATTCCCCATGCGCTCCGAAACTCTATCCTTGCTCCGCACATTTCCGCAATTGCTCACTTCGTAATTCGGGAAATCAGGAACCGTTTTCCAAATTTCTTTTTCGTCCATTCTTCACGCCCCTTCCGATTTTAGCCAGTCTGGAATGACCATCCTTTCAAATGCGTAATATTCATCCACATCCCGCCGGGTGCTTTGCAGATCGGATTTCAGGCGTTCTTTGGTCTGCTCCACCAGTTCCCTGACCATGCGTTCGGCGTCCGCCTGCTTGCGCTCGATATTCTTTTTGACGTTGCCCTCAGCGTCGGAAATGACGATATACACGTCTACGGGGTATTCCTGCCCGAAGCGCCAGCAGCGGCGCACGGCCTGGAAGTAGGCTTCAAAGGAATCGGACAGGCCGACAAAGATCATTTTGTGGCAATTCTGGGCGTTAAGGCCCCAGCCGCAGATGGACGCTTTGCTGACCAGGCATTTGCTTTCCCCACGAAGGAAACTGATAATTCCCGCTTCCTTTTCTTCCAGGGGCATACTGCCCTCCACTTCCACAGCGCCGTTAATAGCCTGGGCCAGTGCCTTGCTTTCGGCGTTGAGATCGCACCAGACAAGCACCTGTTCATCTGTGTTGTTGGCAATCTCGGCGGCTTTCGCTACGCGATCTTCCAGGCTGTTTTTCCTGGCGCTGCGCCGTTCCAGAAGGGTGCTTCCGACGGGGGCGAACAGCATGGTCTGGCCGTCCTCCAAAGTGGTGTCCCGGCTTTCAACGGACACTTCCTGCACGCGAAGGGGCGGAAGATCGTACCCGTCCTCCACATAGCCAATATCCTGGGGACGCTCGAAGCAGCAGGCCCAGCCCGCCACCCACTCGAAAAACTTCTTTTCCGCGTGGCCTTTCAATCGCCATTTCTGGGTTTCCCCACCGTCGTGGACGAAGAAGGTTGCCAGCATTTCAGTTTGTTTCATGACGCCAAGAAATTCAGCGTGGGTGCCCAGTTCCATGAAATCGTTGGGAGCGGGGGTGGCGGTGCAGCAGAGTTTGAAGGGGGTGGACGCGAACACTTCCCGGAGGTTCAGGCTGGTTTTTCCCATTTTCTGTTTGAGAATGCTGCTTTCGTCCAGGACGATTCCAGAGAACTTCTCCGGTTCAAAATGGCCCAGCATTTCATAGTTAGTCACGTTGATGCCGTTCACGCACTGGGCCTGATTCCGCGCCACAGTGACGGGAATATCGCAGGCTTCGCCTTCGCGCTTGGTCTGATACGCCACTGCCAGCGGGCAGAGAATGAGGACGGGTTTCCCGGTATGCTCATGGACTTTCTGCGCCCATTGCAACTGCATCCTGGTTTTTCCGCTGCCGCATCCCGTAAAGATGGCGCATTTCCCTTTCCGCAGCGCCCACCTGACCACATCGTTCTGCCAGTCAAAAAGTTTCGGGTTCCGTTCCTCGCAATCGAATCCGCATGGCTGGACGGTGATGGCCTTGGATTTCAGAAATTCTTCGTAGGTCATTGTTCATTCTCCATCAAGTTTTTTGTAAGTTCTCCCGTGTAACCGCACGCAGGGCAGGAAATTCGGAAAGTGAAGGGATTCGGGCTGCCCTGGGCGACGGCGGTGACAAGGGGATGGGCGTAGCCGCAATGGGGGCAGGCGACGGGCTTTCTGTAGAGTTCGATGATAGGGGCGATCATGCCATCCTCCTTTCATTCACATACACGTAGCTTTGAGGAACCGACTTCACAACATCGGTGCAGGCATAATAGCGGAAATCTCCGATTTCGAGCGGCTTATCGTACAGCGTATAGTCCGCGATATGCCAGCCGTATACTTTTCCTTTGCCCTTGTACTTTTCAAACTCTCCGAGAGTTAATCCGCCGCTTTTGATATATCCGGGCGGGAGGTCAAGGAACTTTTCTTCCCCGTAGAACGCCACCGGATTTTCGCCGCTGTAATCCACCGTCACTTCCTCAATCTGGTCAACGGTAAATTCCCCGATCACCTTCTTGCACCAGCCGTTAATCCAGGCCGTTGTATCGTTTCCATGCGCGTCTGTTTTGATAAAGATGGGCTTTCCGTGGTAAATATCGCCGTATACATCATCCCCATCCTTGATGATTTCCAGCAACCGTTCACGCTTCTGCGTGCAGTACACATAGCACTTGAATGGCGCAGGGAAATATGGTTTGCTCTTACGAAATTCCAAGTTCTTGAAGCCGGTGAAAATCTTTCCGCACCAGATGGGCCGGATGCTGATTAAAACCGAAGGATTGCTCATTTCGCTCATATATCCTCCACAAATTCGTCCAAGTCCAGCCCCGCTTCGTCCAGCAGTTCTTTCCGAACATCGGTAAAGCACAGGGCGTTCAGGCTGTATTCGCTGGTGGCTGTCAGCACATCGGCAATCTGATCGCTGGAAAGGTGAAGTTTCCGGTGCAGCGCCAGGGCGAAGGAACCGATGCACAATTTCATGTGGTGCCGTTCCACGTTCAAAAGCGCTTCACGGGTCATGCGGCGCAGATCGGATTCGGTGTAGATTTTCGGCTGGCATTTCTGGCGGTGGGATGGATTTTTGTTCATTCTGATTCCTCTTTCTGTAATTCTTCCATAATCGTTTTGTAGAAGGGATAGAATTGCTGGGGTGGGATGGCGTTTCCGATGGCCTGAATGCGTTCCTTGCGGTTTGGAACATCCCGCTTGATGCGTTCTAAGCCTTCCGGCTCTCCATCGTCCCAGAAGTGTTCAGCGCTGTGTAGCCAATCGGGAAACCCATC